ATTTTTCCAATAGTTTGCAAATCCAGGGCCAGCAATTTCTGCTAGCATCTGAACTTGTAAAGTTATAGGAAACCGATCTGTTGCTGCACTTAGATCAAGTGAGTGATATGATTCGGTCTCACATTTATCTGTGATAACAGGATCCTGTGTGAACGTTCTATCTTTAGGAAATTTATTTCTTAAAGCATCAAACGCCCATTCACTGTAAGGGGTTAATGCTAATTGAGAGATGTAATCATAACATCCCACAATTCGCACTTTAGCTTCGGGATCGTCAATTCTAATGAATTTTCGATTCCCCCATCTAAATGAGGATGGATTCGAGATCTTATGTGAAACTTTTCTCAGAAAATGAGGAAGGTCTAACTTAGTTCCCGATTTCAATTCTTTAACCCAGGACATGAATTTGTCACCACCTATTCCTGCCAGTCCCCATAGATTCACTCCGGTAAACCGGGATGCAGCTACGTGGGCTGAAAGGATAGCTGGTCCAATCATAGGACCTGCTTTCATACTTAAGTATGAGATGAATGGACTTGGTCTATTACCAATTGCATCAAAGTGTCCACAGAAATCTTGAACAAAGATTTCTACGAACTTTTGATCAATTACCTTAAGTTTCCCTAAGGGTTCCTGAGTAATTGAGGTTAAATCCTCAATACCTGGGAAGGTAAAAGATCTACTTATCCCGAGACATGTCAAGACGAATCTTAACGACTCAGGATGTCCCGAATCTACTAATTCCTTAACGTAAATAATACATTTAGGGAATCCATCCTTAGTTACTGATAGTCTATCTGAGTTAACCAGTAATGGATAACCACAGATATATCTAGTCGTAGCCAACCGAATTGCTTTAATTCGTTTGATCGTTGAGAGGCTGCCAGAATTGTCAAACCATCTTCGGACTAATGAAATCCAAAGATCAATGAAATTCGACATTTTCTCGTAAGGAACACTAGGAAACCAATACCGAGCAATCCATCTTAGGATTATCGTTATATTGGTTAACATTATTATTAAGAAATTGATAATGATGTGATCCGAAGACCTTATGTGATAGGAGAGTGGGGGTTAAACCACTCTGTCACACCTCGGTACCGCTATCAAACGGTGGTGCCTAACCGAGATAGGAAATAAGCAAGCTTATCTCTGCGCTCTTTATGTGAATAAAG